GTCCTATAGATGTCATATCACTTCCGATTTCTTGGAGCTGCGCATTGATGTTGTTAACGTTTGGGCCTACATTTACACCAATATCATCAAGTTGCTCATTGATTGAATTCACATTAAAGGTAAAACTATTTCCAATATTACCTAGTTGGTCATTTATGTTTGATACACTTGAGCCAACATTACTACCAAGATTACTCATCTCAGACTCAAACGCTTGCTTAATAGTACGAGCTACGGAGCCCATATTCGAACCCATACGAGCAAGCTCTTTGTTTATCTTCTCAACGTCTTTTCGTACGTCCGTACTATCTATTCGGGCATCTATCTTTACACTTCCGTCAGCCATGTATATCACGCTCCTTAGTTATCTAATTGTCCCCAGGAGCCCTGCTATGAGGTCTTAATCATCTGTTGTAGGTTTAATAACCTTGTTTTCTTGAGCTAATTGCTTACGTGCTTCCTTGTAACGTCTCATGCGGTCCTCATAAGCTTTCAACTCTCTAGCCTCTCTCATGGCCTTCGCTTGTGGAAGCTCATAAAAGGCTTTTTTCTTCTTAATATCCTTCACCTGGTCCGCATTGTCTTTGGTCTTCTTAGGGACTTCACAAGTGCGGTACTTAATAGCAGTCTTCATAGTTGTCTCTTCTGATAAGTTATTGAATAGAGCTAGGAACTCGTTCCAGAGTAGCTTTCCTTGCTGCTCGATTAGATTAATATTGTAGTCAAACAAAAAGGACGAGAAAATCCGTTCAGCGTCTATAGTAAAGTCAACTATAGGAACCTCTTGGAATGTCTCGTCCTCTTCTGCTTCGTCTGTGGAGTTATCCTTATTTGTAATCTCATTGACTCGTTCTTTTTTATCAAGGTCTATATTGAGCTTTGCTTTAAAGATATCAATGAGAAGTTTATTAAGTTGTTCCCCGTTTAGCTGAGCTAGTAAGGAACGTTCTACTACAAGCATATTGAGGGCTATTAGAGGTTTGCTTTTATCAGACACCGTTTTATCATCGAATAGCTGCAGCATAACGAGGATATTATCATAGGAAAGGTTTAGCTCAATAGCCACGCCTCCCCAAGTTATTACATCTACGTTACGCTCTGTGAGTGAGAATCTCGGTCCCATAAGCGATCACCTTACTTCTTAGTGTTAGTCAAGTATGCGTCTAAGTTACTTCCAGCTTTAGCACGTAGCTCTGCTTCTACTAGTTTAGTTAAATAATTTACTAAACTAAATAGATTCATAATAGAGCGTCCTGCTTTCCTATACAGTTCCTCAAAAGTATCTTCACCTAAGAATATCTCGATAGCATCTTTTACAACCTCACGTTGCTTTGCATTCATATCACGTAGTTGTTCTGGAGTAGCTTCACGGATATCAACTTCTTCAGCCTGTAACTCCTTGGCTTTCTTCTCGTAAGCAACGAAACATTCTTGATACTTGAACATTGACTCATCATCAAAGCTCACCTTGTAAAGTTTCCCTGCTACATCAATCTCTCTATAAGTTTTCTCGAAGTTAAATTGAAACTTGTTTTCTACTACGTTAGTCATTATGGTTATCTCCCTTTGGTTTTATATTTGCCTCCGTCGAGGTTTTTAATTTATTCGAATAAGTTAAAAGTATATTTTGTACTATTTTTGTCACTTTAAAAAAGCTATCCACCGAGAAGGGAATCAATACAAGCTCCCTCTCAGTGTAATTCGATAGCATGAACGGAAGAGAAATGCAGAACTATTAAGCTGCGCCTTTTTCTGTAAATTTTGGAGCTCCGTCAAAGGAAATATTAAACTCAATCTCACCCTTGCTATTCGCATCTCCTCCGGGAACTTTGATCTCTGAGATAGTTGAAGGACCTTCCCATTTGTCACCGTTTGGCTCAGTCACTCTAAAGTCAGTCTTACGAGCGTCTCCAATTTGGTTAACTTTCTTAAGGATAAAGTCTTGAGCCTCATCGCCATAAGAACGATGACCTTCAAAGGAATAACTCATCATGAAACCAATAACAGAACGCTCAGAAGCGCCTCCACCATCATAGTAGTAGTCCTCTTCTACTTCCTCGTTATTATCGGGATCTACTGACTTGATACCCTTAGCAATAACAGCCCACTTAGGAGTAGACTCCGTTCCTACATTGATTTCAAATTTATAAAGATGGTTCAACAGATATGCCATATATTAATTACCTCCTATTTCTAATTCCGCAGAAAAAAGTGCGGTGTATATAAACTCATTTGCTGCTGTCTTCTCAACGAAATTAGGCTCCACATACACATTCAAAC